GGGGGGGGCAAAGGAAGACCATTTCTCGATCGGGCAAATTTCATCTGGGCTGGCAGTCTTGATGTCAATTAGGCACAGGCATTTGAGGCACACGTTTAGCCGTGATCTATGTCTGCATGCTCTGCAGACGTCGCGGCGCTCTTCGATCACTGGCGCGAAGTCGGGATGGTCTGGACCTAATGCGCTTGTTTTTAGTCCTTGCAATATTCGTGTGAGTCTGTGCTTCATGGTGTATCAAGGTAGTGTTTTTGATTATGGTTTGTGCGCAGGTTATATGACACCGCATGAGTGGGCTGGGTGGCGGTTGGTTGGTAGATCTGTTTGTGCGCCACATAACCACCGTTTGATGGCACTCAATGTAGCCATATCCTTCGCTTCTTGTCTTTTGTGTTGTGTGTATGGAATGCGTAACGCAAGGCATCTATGGCGTGGTCGTTGCCGTCGCAGGCGTCATCCATGTTGGTTCCGTTCTTGTCTGTCTTCCATCCGTACTGTGCCATTTCAGACAGTAGGCCAACTGAGTCCTTGTGGATCGACGTGCGCTCGTGAAAGTTGAGCAAGGTTTGTATGCCCGCCATACGGTCTTTTTTGGCTGGGTGTACGTTCCAACCAAGGCGATGTAAGTCAATAATCAAATCTTTGCGGCTCGAATCTGCATATATGCAGTCTTTTTTTCCCACGCCAAGTTGAAGCATTTTTTTTGTGAAAGTTACATTTATCAGGCCCGGTTCGTAGATCAACAACTTGACATAGTATAAGCCATCTACCAATCTGACCTCAACAAGTGCCTGAGGGTCGTTGATGCCAAAGTCTAAACCATAGTAGACTTCGCCTCCCGTAGGTTGGTGATCATGCCGTGCGTGAGGCAAAAACACAAGACTATTGTGCTCCGACCAATCCCCTCGTGCGTATGCAGCATACATCAGGGGTTTGCTCAGTCGCATGTTCTCCATCGTCTGAGTGTAGTCTGGGCCGACAAAGGGGTTGTCGACGTAGGTTCCCTTGTATATGCTTGTAGAGGCGCGAGACTCGGCGTATACGTGCTCAAATTCAGGTGCCTTAGAAAACCACTGTTTGTAAATCCAGTGAGTCGTAGGACCTGGGTTGAAGGTTAGGATGGTCTGGAAGTAGTCCAAGGTGAAACCACGCATACGTAGCTGCACCTGGTTGAAATCCTCCTCAGTGATCTGTGTAGCCTCTTCAACCCAAATGCTTGTAACCCGCGCAATGGACTTCAAATCTTCAGGATCGTTCAGTCCCAAGAATACGGCTCGGGATTCAGGTTGTCCTTTAGCTTGATACACGATACGCCTTGGGCCAGAATTGAACTTAGTAAACATGTCTTGGTAGCCTTCGTTCACGATCACGCTCCACATCTGGTCAAACACAGAGATGGCAAGGTGCTCCTTGTGCTTGCGTAAAACCAAGATGGAATGGCCCGGCTGTTCGACCAGCCGCATCAGAATCTTTTGAGCGGCTATATAGCTCTTGCCTGATCCTGCACCTCCGTACATGACTATCATCTTTGACTTGTCCGCAAAGACGGGTGAATAGGCTTTGTTACGAACCCTGACGGAGAGCATGCTATTACTCATTTTCGGTAGCACTGAAATCATAGATTACTTTGATTGCTTTGATGTCCCCAGCTTCCCCGTTCAACGCCATGCCTGTAACACCTAACATAGCTGCAATCTTGTCGTCAACTTTCCCGATTTCAGCCAACAACGCAACGTTCTTCTTCTGTTCCCGAAAGCTGATTGTTGCCTCAGAAAAGCTGTGATCCTTGGTGTTGAAGAGAGATTTTTGGGCTATCGCAGAGGTTTCGCCTATCGGCGTATTGCCACCCAACGCAGCTGTCTTAACAGAAAAGTGAAGCTGTTCTAAGCCTGCTATAAGCTCAGTGCTGAGCTGAGCATGCTTGATCTGTATCTCTTTCAAAGGCTTGTCCGATTCGTCATACTCTTTTAGCAAGAACTGGCGAAATTGAATAAGCCTGTGAAGCCAGTCCCGAGCATGCGTTTCCTTGTCCCGCTGGATCAGCTTTGCTGTCGATTCTTCCAGCTCATCCTTGATGGTCTTAACCTTCCTTTCAGTAACGGGGTGTCCGAGCTGGCGTGATGAAAGTTGTGCAGCTTGGGCAACCGAATGCCCTGCCTTCAAAAAGCCTTCAATCACCTGATCTTGCTGCATGCGCACCAACCTGTTGCCCTTGGATCCTTTGGGTCTGCCTCTGCGTTTCGCGGGAGTAGGGGTCATGGGAGCTGGTCAATGATTTTTAACATCAATTCTGTTGAGGCGATTACTGCCCTGATCTTGGACATGTTGTGTTGGTCCTTGCATCCCGCAACGCAAATGTTCAGACGTGGCATAACAGCAGAAATGCCATGCAGTGAATTCATGCTGCGGTCATACAGTGCCTGCAGTAACAAGCGGTCTGGCCGAGTTAGGTTGCCGTTAGCGGGTAGGTTTCTCAAAAACTCAATATCGGGTGCCATTTCAACCGTTTTATAGCTGTTAAATAAAAAATATACTCAACTAACGCAAATTAGCTAAAAACTATTCAAAATTCAGAGGTCTGATAATCTGAACTCTCAGATAAGTAGGGAAAATCGAGCCGGTTGGTTGGGCGATCCCAATCAAAATAGGCGTCGCCTCTGGGACCTTGCCTGTTCTTAGCGAACTTGACACGCAACTGGTTAAATCCCTCAACGTCTCCGTCTCGTGGGTTCTCTGGTGGCTGGCAAAGAAACAGGACTTTGTCGCTGTTGTTTGCGATCATGCCCGATCCTCGCAGTGCGTCCAAGTCTGGGTCCTCTGTGGCCGACTTGTTGAGCTGGCTCAAAACAACAATAGGGATGTTGAGGTCTCCTGCTATAGCTTTCAGTTTGCGTGTGATCTCGGAAAGTCGAGACTGTTCATCCACTCTGCCTCGCTCATCATCGTCTTGCATGAGGTGCAGGTAATCGATGACGATGAGTTTAATCTTGTGCTTCCGAATCAGGCCTCGGGCTGTGATCATGCACGCTGTAGGTGTTAAGCTGCGTGAGTCATCGATCAAAATCTGGGAATACCGTGCTGGGTCTTTGAGTAGATCTGTTGCTTCATCAAGACGTTTTTGCTCATCATATTCGGGGTGGCGTTGTAATGCAGTTACTCGCATGGGAACCTTAGACTCCTGGCTCAGAATGCGTTGCATAACCTCCCGTTTGCTCATCTCTAAACTGAAGACAAGAACATTCTGTTTGGGTTTGGAGGCTACCCATCTGGCAAGATTCAGCGCAAACGTAGTCTTGCCGTAGCCTGTTTTGGCCGCCACGGTAATAAGCTGTCCGCTGCAGATGCCAGTGCTGATTCGGTCAAACGCTTGATGTCCCGTGTTGAGTACGACGGATGGCATGTTCTCAGACCTGTACCATTCCTGAGCGAGCAGGTTGAAAGAGTCTATGTTGCGGTTAGCTAAATGTCTGTGATCTACGTCGATCATCGCGATGGTCACGGCTTCTATCAGCTCGGCGGGAAGGCTTGGTTCTCTGGCAAAATCGGTGATTAACTCTCCGATCTGAAGTGTGAGCGCGACCTGTGCCCACATCTGCCTGAGCAATTCAAGGTGCGTCTTAAAGTTGGAAGAACTTGTAACACGTGTTGTTAGGTCTGAAATGTAGTAAATTAGCTCTTCAAAGCCTAAGCGTCTTGCTTCAATCGCAACAGTAAGTATGTCAACCTTGCCATCCGCATTCTGAATAAGGTTGAGTATGGCATCAAAAATCTGGTTGTGCTTCGGATAGAGGAACAAATTGTGATTTCCGCAAATGGCAACGAAATCATCTATGCTTGCTGGGTCGATGAGCATGGTGCCTAAAATCGTCTTCTCAACAATCACAAGGTCCTGTAGCAATTTCCGGTTGAACCCTCGGTCGCTCGCTCGGTTCAGGCTCTTATACTTCTGGACTTGAATTTCATTTTTCATGTGGTGGTGGTGGGTGTGGTGGATTTAATTGTTGCTGTAGTTCTGAAATATCAAGTTTCAGATAATCTGCGATCTGCAGCATCCGGTTGCGGTTTTCGATGGCCTCACTCTCGACGTGATCTGCCAAGTAGTCTACCATCGGTAGCGGTGGGCACTGGGTAACATTTACTTTAACATCTGGGAAGACTATGTTTCCTTTCTCTGTTATAG